CAAAAAAGGGAACCTAAGTTCCCTCTTTTAATACTTTATACGTTAAACAATTACTTGTTCATTACGTAAAGTGTAACTTCAAATCCAAATCTCATCTCTGTTGCGTGAGGTTTCGTCCACATAATAGTTCTCCTTGTTTATAAAATTTATATAAACTCATATCGAAAGAGATGTTATTACTAACAAAGGTCTTTCTTGAGGCCTATTTACATCATATAAGAATTAACTTATACACAACTATATATAACATACTTTTAATATTTGGCTAGTTAAAAGCATTAAAAACTAGTAATCCAGGAATTATCCTTCTGCAGTTGCAGTAACAGATTCACCCCCTTCTTTTTGGTCTCCAGTAGCAGCTTCTTGCTCTGCCAACTGGGATTCGCCTTGTTGTTTAATTTTGGCGATTAGTACAGCAATTTCATCGAAAGGATGTTTGCCAAGCGAACGTAAGATAAGGTTCACTTCAGTTACTTCTAAGTCTAACTTAATACTCATTACAATTTACTCCGTTTTGTTTCGTTTAACTCCGCCGATATTATACTTAGGAACAAGTTCCCATTCACTTTTCTCTTTATAAGATACTACCTTAATTTGAGATAGTGACGCTTTGGGTTCTGCCTTAGATTTATCTAGAATCTTGAGCAAACCCCAATCTTGTAATAACTCAGCAATACAATTCCTACGTTCTATGTCGGACATAGAAATATCACTTTGTTTTCCATCTAAAGCAAATAGCTCTTTGAAATGGACAATAAAGTATCTGCCTTGTTTATGTAGTATGTGACATGATTGGAAAAGTTTATTATCTTTTCTAGAAGCTATACCGATGCGGGTTAGAGTTTCTCTGACCTTAAGAAAATTGTCTGGTTCTATCAAGTCAATTTCCAACATCGCGTCGGGCGTCCAATCATAATATATAATAGTTGTCATTTTATTTCACTTTTGTATTTTAGTACATATATTTATATATGTTTTAATTTCTACCGCCAGTTTCATATGATAATCTTAACTCTTCTATTGCTTCATTTGAGAGTAAATCATGTACTTCATATGCTTTGCGTTCTGATATATTATAATGTTTTATTAATAATTTAATTACTTCGCCTATATTATCTTTTTTGTGCCACTTACTAAACCGTTTCTTTTTATATATAGAATTCTTAAGAAATTCAAATTGCCATTTCTTTTCAGCATGTGCTCTTTGATTCATCTCATTTGCATAGAGTATAGTATCAGGAAAGAATGATAACCCTTTATTTATGATAAAAGCATTATAGTCTTTATGCGCTTGAGGATCTTCAAACATATCTTTTTTTGTATCATTTATGGCTTTTAAGAAGTCAAATGGGTTCATTTTTTTGTTATTTCCGCAATTTGTGATGCATTACACACGAATACTGTATTTGGATAATTCTTTTCTAATGTAACTTGGATATCTTCATAAGAATCACCTTGTGCAAGATATGTCCCGTTATTTTTATCGTAGCAATAGATAATATCATTTTCTTTTATAAAATCTATTCGTATTTTTTGAATAACAAGTGTTGGTGATGATTCTTGTGCTTCAGCTTCTTCCACCATGAGTTTCACTTTTTGCATTAATGCAGATCGTAATGCACACCAGCCACATATAAAACCTATAATAAATCCAATTATTAAATTTTCCATACCTATCCCTATTTAAACTTACACTGCGCCATAGTTTCTGTAAGTGCTGCCATTAAATTAAGTTCTTGATCAGAAACAAATGCTGATTTATATTGATAGTCTGCTAAGATCAATACCAATTGTGGAATACTATTTGCTTCAATGTTACTTGATGCTGAATCATAAAGTTGTCTAAATATATTTATACTATCACTATCACCGTTTTTAGCAACCCACTTTCTTACTTCAGTAAAGTTTTTATCTTTAAGATTTTTAATTAGTCCTTTAAAAGATTCTTCAGTAACATTCAATAAAATACCTGAATCAATCTTACCTGTAACAGAATATCTCTGTAACTCATTAATGATTCTTCTATAGTCTGGGAAATGCTTTGTAATCATTTCAACTATAGGTTTAGGATTGTGTTCAATGTTTTCTTCTTTTAAGATATATTGTACACGTTTAAAGAAAGATGCTGCAATCTCTTGCTTATCTTTATTTTCTATTTTAAAATCTACAACTGCACATCTTGAGTGTAAAGGATCTATAATTCGATTCTTAAAGTTGCATGTAAAGATAAACCGACAATTATTAGAAAATTCTTCTATGAAAGCTCTTAGTGCTGGTTGAGTTGAGTTTGGATTTAGGTAGTCTGCTTCATCTAGAATAACAACCTTTTTAGCATCAGTTAATGATACTGTTGAAGCAAAACTTTTGATTTTGGTTCTGAGTGTATCAATACCGGATTCTTCTGAGCCGTTAATAAGGATGAACTCAGCACCAATCTCATTGCATAATGCCTTGGCTACAGTTGTTTTACCGATACCAGGGCCTCCACTAAATAAGAAATTGGGGAGTTCACCACTTGATATAAATTGCTGAAATGTATCTTTTAATTCACGAGGTAATATACAATCCTCTACACGTTGGGGTCTATATTTCTCCACCCATAAGTATTCTTGTACCATTCACTTTCTCCATAATATAATTCATTATAACTTATTACTTAATTAAAGTACATTTATACTTGAAACGCTGAATCAGCTTCAACTGCAACATAATATACTAAATCACTATTCTTTGCAGTAAAGCGAGATATTTTCTTAGAAGAGATTGATACATCATAATCACCAGGTAACATTCTTAAATTATCTATTTTAAGATTAACTTTAAAGTCCAAGTTAGTTGAACCAATCTCATGACTAAAATTATTGGCAGATAGATTCTTTTTATCTGCCACATTAACTGTGATGGTACTTCCATTTCCAACAAAGGAAACATCCTCAGATTTTAGGATTGGAGCAGTTTTCATTATCATAGTAAGAGTAGAAGCTTCGAGAGAGAGAGAGATTTCAGCTTCTGGAAAGACGATGTCTTTCGTAGGGACTACCATGTTATTCACCGCTGCTCCAAAGTATTTGATAGCATTTTTGCCTTCTTTTATAGTGACATACTTGCTATCGAACTCTAGTTCGGGATCATCAAATAATGATAATGCACCGAGAAATTCATTGACATCATAGATACCAAATTCATTAGGAAAGACTTCAGGAACCGATACTGTCGACATAATTGTTTTAGCAACAGATACAGTTGATAACTTACTACCTTCTTTTATTAATAAGTTACTATTAATTCCTGCATAATTTTTAATTACATTCAATGTTTCTTTTGATAATTTCATTTTGTTTCCTCATAATCTAGTTCAGTCATAAACATTATACAACACAAAGCGTGTGCTAAGTGTGTAATTCCAGTTTCAGTGTCATATTGCTCACCTTCTTTATACGCCCACATGTGTCTCATTGCTGCGTCAAAATATCTTCTATTTGCATCTGGTACCCTTTTCCAATTATCTGGTTCATATTTTTCTGCACCAATTGTAAGTACCTTTACCATTTCTCTTAATGCTATTGGTGGAATTAATCCATACTGTAGTTTGCCACCATCAAACTTTCTACCTCCAGTGTGATCTTTAGATTGTGATTGTTTTAAAATATCTTTATTCATAGTCACCTCTCCTTAGGATTACTGATAACCCTAAAGGGAGGTGGCTTTGCGCCACCTCAATATCTAAAAGAGTCTTAGAATTTTTAATCACTTTGCACGAAATGCTGCAGCAATCATTGCTCTTGAAGGCTTACCAATACGGTATTTTGATGAAGGGGTTCCGTCCCATAGTTTTACAGGATTATTATATACCGCATAACCTTTTAAACGAATTGCCCGAATTGCAGCAGACGGATTAGCTAGACCAAATTTGCCTGTGATTTCTTTTGCAGTTACAGCATTACCTTTAACCAGGTGATTGATTAATTTCTGTGTTGAACTCATATATTGCTCCTCAAATTGTCGCTATTTAAAATGATCTTTGTAAAAGCGCGACTTATTTTACTGATCATAGTATCATTATATACTATTAATGAATTAAAGTACAATCTTTTTTTCATTATATTAAATTATATTCCGCTACAACAGTTTTAAACATAGGTGAATAGTCTTCAATATTAATTTGCTGAACACTGTTCCCACTATTTAGATCTGCTACTTCTGATTCTGTAGGGATTGGAAACCCATAAATTCCCATAGATATCTTATTTTTAGGTTTAATCAACCAATTAGGATATCCAATCTTAATGCCTTCTGTTCTTACTTGTATTAACGCATCATGATATTCTTTCATTTGACTTAAAGTAATCTCTGATGCTGTATGGTTATACCGCTTGATAACTTCACATATATAGCGCTTTTGTACTTCTTTCAATTCTATAAATTTAAACATTAACTAATCCTTTACCACGTATTTAATTGCTGAAGGCGGAATCCAATATTTTTCATCTTCAATATTTGTAGTATATTGTTTATACTCATTTATCCAGAATCCATATCTAAACTCAACAATATTATAAGCTTCAGTCCAGTATTCCTCACCATTAAAATTAAATTTACACATATGACTAGCCATAATGTTCTTCCAATGTATTTTCAATAAGTTTTATAGTTGAATCATTTAACATATCAGTCATATTCACTCCATGGTGAAATATAGTAATAATACCTATGAGCGTGGAGGAGTTTATCCCCTCCATCTCACATTCTACTTCAAACGTGGTTCCTAAAACATTGACATCAACTAACATGATTAGGCAGCTTCCAGTAACTTAGTCACTGCCTTTTGTTTAACTTCAGCTCCTCGACCAAACCATGCATTTTTTAATCTTGCATTACTTGATCTAGCAGTTTCCCAATCAACCAGCTGAGTTACTGCATTTAAAGCACCCCAAGCAGTTCCTTTTGAAGACTCTAAATCAGCTCCGATACCTTCACCATTATATAAGGCTAAAGCGCGTTGTACTGTTGGAGCATTTTGATTTTCTTCAACACCACCAAAGATTTGTCCAAACACATTCAGTGCTTGTTTAGATGACATTTTGACATTTGCTAGAATTTTTGAAGTTTCTTCAAATGTTTTAAATGCTTGATTATAATTTGATAATTGTTCAAGCAATATTGTTGGATTATACACAGAGTTGTGTCTAATTGTTGCTTCAGCTTTTTTTCCACCAGTAGCAACTTGCAATGTATTATTACATACAACACGTACTGATGTTAATCTTGCTTGAGTTGCTAATGTACCGTCAGCAGAAGATGCTAGTAATAAGTATTGGTTAACTTGATCACCTGCAATATTGAATTCGCCATCCATTTTAGCTAGTGCCCAGTAGTTTGCACCATCGCGTAGTACACCTGCAGTTTCTAGATTAGCTACATTTCCAACCATATCTCTAAAGAATTCTAATACTTCTAATGGTTGAACGATTTTGTACTTGTCTGAAACAATACCTAGTGGTTGTTTTGTGTCTTTACGATAC